GTTACAACGCTTGGTCTACCAAGAAGAGACCCGCCCCCAAGTTCGTTCCTATGGAAGTAAAGAGCGAACCCTATCGAAGAGTGGACACTACGGTTTACAAATCTTGCGATAAGGGCAGTCACAGTACCCAAATTAAGGAAAGATTAAACTACACCGGAACCCTAGTCAAGGGAATCGGTACCATGCACAAGTCAAATGCAATCCCAGTCATTGACGAACAACAAATGAAAGACCTAGCGTCTATGAGAAGATGATGAGTAAAAGTTCTCCCGAAGAAGAGAAACGTGTAGCAAAGGTAGAAAGTCAAATCAGTCCGGAGGTGAAGGAAGAGTTCGCCGGCAGTACGATGTCCAGAGCAGGGAGACTTGCAATGGAACTTAACGTTGAACGTAAACGTCTCAAACAAGAGATGGAAGAACTTCAACTAGAAGTCGAAGACCTGAAACCAGCGACACCAACGGGTACCATTGATAGTTATGTCAAGTGGGGTGCGACTGTACTTGGTGTGTCGGGGATTTTTGCCATTAGTGCGGGGTTCGTTATCACTGGCCAGATGTGCTATGCTACGGCCGCGTCTGCATGGGTCTATGTTGGTCATTGTTGGAATGACAAAGCAATCATGATAGGAAGCTCTATATCGGGTACAGCAGTACTAATGAACCTAGTAGACACCCTAACGAAAATGTGACTAATTACCACAAAATAGTCATCTTTTTTTCAAAATAAGTGTTGACATATGTTATCAAAACAAGTATAATGTTTACATTGAATTGATAGAGAGAGTTGATTATGTACTACGTTTTGAAGAACTACAAAAACATGAGAGCGGCTGGTCCGTTCGAGACCTACCAAGATGCATATGACCACATGGAGTCGTATCCAAACCCGTCTGCTCTGCATGTTTCTACTGCACGTGAGTTCACTAACTGTTCCGACTTCGCTGAAGTAGGTGAGACCATCCAGTTTACAAATGGTAAAGGTATTCAAGTAGGTGAAGTTATGTTCGTTCACCGCGACCTACCTACGAGTGACCCACTACGTAACGCTGACTACTACAGCATTGCTACTGGTCCTAACCCAATGGACCGTCACTATCTTAATAGTAACATGATGAAGATGATGAAAGTCATCAACCTTTCTGCTGGACAACAACTTGCGATGGAGTTTTAATATGACTGACTTACCTATGACCGTTTACAAGAACAAAACCGAAAACACCATGACTTACTACTACAATCGCACGAAAGATGTGTTTGTTGATAAGATGGAGTTTCTACTACTCAATGGTGATGTCGATTGTATCGTCGTTGATGATACTTTGACTGCCCAAGAGGTTGATAAAATCTTTGCTGATATCTACGGAGAAAAATATGAGTATGCTTAGTCTAGAAGAAGCCTGTCACTTCATGTGGCGTGAAGAGTTGACCGACTGGGGTGAACATAAAATCACCAATCACATATACATCTCTAAAGGAACCGACCTCATGGGGTATGTTGCTCGAAGTACTGGGGTGATTCGTATGTTCAATACTCCCAAAAAGTCTTGGTCTGTGTCTCGTCGTAAGTTCCGTAAACTGAACAAGAAAGAGATACGAGAGATAGTTGAAAATAACTCTTGACAAGATGTGTGAAAATGATGTATAATGTTATTCAACTTGGGTGAGTGATGTCTTGCGAAGATTCCGACTGACAGGTATGTGGGCACACTCATCGTTTTTTTACATAGGTGATTTATGAAATCTGTAAGTATCGTCACTGATGATATAACAAATGAGATAAGTAGAGCATTTGACTACGACTTCGATGGTACTAGTTACTTTGACCCATTAGAAATATCTCCTCTCGACCGGCAGTCTACTATTGGAGAGGAATGGAAGATTGGTCTTATTGTCGGACCATCCGGTTCTGGTAAGAGTACTCTGTTAAAAGAATTTGGTGAAGAGCAACCGATTCAATGGGACTCCAATAAAGCAGTTTGTTCCCACTTCGGAAGTGCAGAAGAAGCAGAAGGAAAACTCTCTGCTGTAGGATTCAATACCATCCCATCATGGATGCGTCCATACCATGTGTTGTCCAATGGTGAACAATTCCGTGCAGATCTCGCTCGACGCATAGAGAATGGTGCGGTCATCGATGAGTTCACTTCGGTGGTGGATCGTAACGTGGCACGTTCATGCTCTGTTGCAATCAAGAAGTACGTCGACAAACAAGGAATCAAAAACCTAGTATTCGCAACATGCCATTATGACATCATCGAGTGGTTAGAACCAGACTGGGTGTATGATACCGTATCGCAATCCGTTGATAATCGGAGGTTACTTCGGCGACCCGACATACAAGTGGAAGTCGTTCCTTGTGGGATCAAAGCCTGGCCAATGTTCCGCCAACATCACTATCTCACGGGAGACATCCATAGAGGTGCAAGATGTTGGATCGCAACTTGGAACGGCGAACCTGTCGGATTTTCTAGTGTAATATCCTTTCCTTCGGGTACCGTCAGAAATGCTTGGAGAGGTCACCGAACAGTAGTTCTTCCTGACTTCCAAGGGTTAGGGATAGGTGTGCGATTATCAGACACTATGGGGGAGATACATTTATCTGAAGGCAAAAGATATTTCAGTAAGACTGCCCATCCTAGACTTGGAGAGTATCGAGAGTTGTCACCCAGATGGAGACCCACTGCTCACAACCGGCAAGACCGTGGTGACTATGATAGACTTTATGCACAGGGACACACTCCCATGCCTAGGGACAGTGACAGAAAGTACAGCCAAGAATTGAAAGATAGACACAAAAACCGAATTTGTTATGCACATGAATATGTCGGTGAGTAAAACTTAAATACAATAGAGATAGAGTATGACTGAGTGGAAACGACGTGAATCTCTCATTGCGTACATGCGTGGGAAGAATGTAGTTCGGTGGGACTTAGATAACGAAAGTTAATAAAAATCTATATTCTTATTCCAAAATGTTCTAAAAATAACTCATTTATTTTCGTTTAGGGGCTTGTATGTTTCCGAAACATCTAGTATAATACTTGTATTGAATTGATAAAGAGAGAGTTAATTATGAGCAATGAGAACTGGACAGACAACACCGAAGCAAACGAAGACAGTACTCTTATGACACAAAAAGAGTACGATACTGCTATGACTGCCACGTTGACAGTTATCCCTGTAGACATCAAAGACCTTAGTACGTTCCGTCCCGGTTTCGAACTGGTTGAGTATGAAGCGGGTACCGACCCGATGGACGGTTTCTGTCTGATGGGTTTCGATGAAGTCGGAATGTTTTGTGAGAATCCCTGTTACGCATTTATTGGAGGTGCCGCATGAATTTGATTGGTCAAAAAGTTGAAGCAAACTGGGGTGCGATGTACCCTACAGTAGAAGGACTGGTCGACCGTCACATTGGTCAAGATAGAGTCGTTATCAAATGGAATGACGGTGACTGCATGGAAATTGCTATCAACGATATTCATGAACTCGGATACCGTAGTCCTAACGGTTCACCTATTGGAGTTTTCTTCGGGGAGGTTGCGTAATGGATGTCTGGTGTGTCGAGTGGTACGATGAAAACAATGAACGTCATATAGAATGGAATGTTAGAGATCCCGAACGTCTTCGACGGAACTTGATTGACCTCGGTATTGACCCTACTCAAATCGATATCTACATGAAGGACGTGTCCTGATGCCTAAGATTGTAAAACTGAACTACGACCGCAAGGTCAGGTACCTCTTTGACAAAGAGACTGAAGAGTGTTTGCGTCTTAGTGAACAGGTGATGGATCACTACGGTCAGTATCTAGAAACACCACATGGCTGGTGGATGGAAGATATCAAACGTTTTCAAAAAGTCTTGCGAGAGTGTGGACTGTCCGTGAACGAGTTCCTTCGAAAGGAATTTGTCATACCGCAGAAAAGTGTTACTAAACCTAAAAAGAACGTGCGTAAAAGTGCTTCGACAAAGAAACCTACCGTGACCAAGAAGAAGGTTCCGGTCAAGAAAAAGGTGACCACAAAGAGAAAAAAGGTTGCATAGTTCTTGACATCATTCCCCAGTATGGTATAATACTTGTATTGAATTGAGAGATTAAATTATGAGTTACAGAGTCTGGTACGAAGGTTACAAACATTATTATAATTCTGCACTACTTGAGTTCGGTATGGATGAAGATCTAGCATACAGATACTACGAGTATGCTGTCAAAAAGTCTGACTTCCGTAAGTGGAGAGATTCTGAGAAAAAGAAGACGTACCGTGCAGAGTGGAAGTTTGAATCAGATTTTCCTAATGTAATGGAAGCAATGACTCTTAAAGAATGTCAGAAGTTCGTTGGCAGAGTATGTAAGTCTAAGTTGTGGAAGCAACTAGTATCAGAAGGTTTCATGGGTAGCAGTAAAGTCACTGTACAGATGATGCGTGACATGAAGGGTCGTGGTCGACTCGCTGGTTGTTCCTATGGTAGTTGGATTGCTGTCTCCCCGACAGGTGGTTGTAACAAGTATGTTTTGCTCCACGAACTCGCACACTCTGCTGGGTTTAGAAACCACGACCACAAGTTCCGTGCAGTAGTTCTTCGATTAGTCTCTAGGTTCATTGGTCAGGTCGAATCCAAGGGTCTCAAGAAGACTTTCCGCAGTGCAAAACTACGGGTATCCCCACCCATTATCAAATCTCCGGAAGCATGGTTACGAGCAGTTGCCCGTGCTCCTATAAAAATTGTCGCATAAGGAATTCAAATGAATGAAATAATGGAAGCACATGATGAGTTAACTAAAGATTTAGAAAGAGTGCTCTATGTAATGGAAGATGATAATTATGAAGAACTTCCCGATTATCTGAAGGAACCTCTGGCCAAGAATAGAAACCGTCTGGAGATGTTGCTCGAAGTTCTGGAGGAAGATCCGTTATATGAAAGAACTGTTTTATAACAAATTAGTCTAAAAAAGTGTTGACTTTTGTTATTAAAACATTTATAATACTTGTATTGAAATTGAGAAGAGGTATGGTTTATGAAAGGTTTAGGTGAATTACTACTATTGGTTTCGGCGGTTTTAGTTTTTGTGGTCTATGCAGATGCGATGACTGATGTTCTAGATATGCCGGATGTGCATGTCAGCAACTCCAGTGAGGAGTGTGTTGAAGTCATTAACTTCGTTCCAGAAGACGACTACTCGTGTGAGAATCTTCCAGAAATCTACAACCATGTGTGGGTGAAATAATGGAACTAGTATATGATATCTTAGGTATTGCACTATTTACATTCCTAGTTCTACTGATCTATGTCAACCTTCACATGGAAAATGAGAAACATCGTGAAGAGAGTCTTCCCCTGATGTGGGAAGAGGGTGGATTTTTAAATACCTTTTGGAATAAGCATATAACAAAAAGTTCTAAAAAAAAGTAAAAAAAGTGTTGACTTTATTTGTGGTTAGTGTATAATACTTGTATTGAATTGATAAAGAGAGAGAGAAAAGATTATGGCATGTGTTACTCAAGAAGATAAAAAAAAGTTAGCCCCAGCAGTCAAAGCAGTCCTGAAGAAGTACGGAATGAAGGGTAGCATTGCTGTCCGTCACCACAGCACTCTGGTGTGCAACATTAAGAGTGGTAAGTTAGATATCTTGGGTGCGTTGCCCGTTAGTGAGTACGGTGCTCGTGACTATGTTCAAGTCAACCCCTACTGGATTAAGGAGAACTACGAGTGTCCTACTGTTGTTGCCTTCTTGACTGAACTGAAGAGTGCGATGGAAGGAGAAGACTTCTTCTGTGAAGATGACATCATGACCGACTACTTTCACCGTAGTCACTATACCGATATCAACGTTGGTACTTACAGTAAACCTTATGTGTTGGAGGCTGCGTAATGACTGACATGACCTTTCGTGTGTGGTGTAACGAGATGTGGTTCAACCACTGTGATGAGGTGGAGACTTACACTGGGAAACGTCCGGACTACAAGGCAAAGGATTACTTTGCGAAGTACAAGTGGTTCCTGAAACGTGAGTATCGTCACTCAAAAGCAAATGAAAAATAAATGAAAAAAACCCTTGACATTCTGTCAGAATAGTGTATAATAGTTGTATTAATTGAAGAGAGAGATAAATTATGTTCTACGCAAAACCCAAAATGTCTAACCATCACGACGCACAGACTTTCGATAACGTCGCTGATGCAGTTGCGTTCCTAAACAACTACAACGAGTTAGGTCCCGACTTCGTTCAAGAAGGTTACTCTAATGACGTTGCTAAGTTGCAGGCCGAAGACTTCTGGTTGCTCGGTAAGTTGTTACCGCCTGAAGGTGTTGAGTTCAAGAACAACAAAGTTGTAGAGGCAAAATGATGTACAAGTTAGAATGGTATACTTGTGGTGAGATTGGTGAGTCGGTTCGTGATATTATGGAATCTTTTCTTGATGATGTTATTGATGCTAGTACTGCAATTAAATCGTTATCTGAGATTGGTATGTCTAATGACGAAATGATGGAACTCATCAACCAAGAACTTGAAGTTAAACAATCGATATTTCACTAGAGAGGATTTTATTATGGGTATGATTGCTGAGATTTTTCGTAACGATATGTTCAAAGACTGTTCCAACGGTGGTATGAGTTCGAACTTCACTTCGGTTACAGTTGTGAATGTAGACGGTCCTTTTGAGCCCACTGTGGGTCGTCCGGCAGTTTTCATTAAGGAGGGTACCTTCAAGGGTACGATAAAGTGTGTCCCTGCGGTCAAGTCTCTTTCTGGAGAGTATGAAGAGGACACCCGATGGTTCATGATGGGTGGTACTTATATTGCTACATCTGACAGTCGTTTCTCTGCTAAGTGTAAGGAATTAGTAGGACAGTCTTTCTATGGTGCAGTACCTTTCCACGACAGATACGAGGGATAGGAATGCTGAAACATAACGATAGTTGTACTGAATTACTCACCATTCTACAAGAAGAATGTGCCGAGGTTATCGTTGAGGTTTCCAAGGTCAAACGATTCGGTCAAGAGCAGAAGAATATTGAACGTCTTGCCAAGGAAGTGGGTGACTTAGTCTGTATGATTGAGTTGCTTCAGAACTGGGAAGTGGTGTCTCACAGTGCAGTTGAAGATGCAAGACAGGAGAAGTATAGTAAGCTTCGTAGGTGGTCTAATCTGTTTTCCTATGATAGTGATTATGACCCAAGTTTTAGATCGGAGAATTGAAATGAAGTACGCAAAGAATGTTGATGTATCAGAGTCCCCTAGTTATGAGATGTCATCCTATATCCATAAAGTTGCGGAGTTTCTGGGAATATCCACTCTCCCTGGTTTTGTTGATATAGAGTTCGTGAAGTCTCTAGGAACTTTTGCTGGTCTTGCTGATGGTGATGAAGATCAGGTTGATATCTCTATTGCAGAGACGCATGGCACAAAATTGAACGACCGTCAAATTAAAATTAACATTGCGCATGAGATGGTTCATGCGGTGCAAATTCTAACGGGTAGACTGGTGCATACTGGACTAACTCGCAAGGGTAACGACTGGTCTTACCGTTGGTCATTTGATGGTAAGGAGTATGTCAATACCACATATAATGAACAACCCTGGGAAGATGAGGCCTATAACTATGAAGAAAAAATCTACGAGGCAATCGAATCCGGTCGCAAAATATGCACCGAGATTCAATCGTCCCTCTACCCACGTAGACAGAAAGAAAGAGTCTAAGAAACGTGGTCAATTAACCAAGGAAGAATTATATCCAAATAATGGATTCTAACCACTTGACAACCACCCCACTTATAAGGTATAATATGTCCATATCAAAAGTAGAACGTTATGCAATGATTCGACGAGCAGCATTAAAGATTCAGAAGCATAGTAAGGTCAGTAAGTCAAACAAACGACTTGCTGATGAAGTAGTAAGTCTTGATCGTCAAGACTATAAATCGGATGTACGATGGGGAGATGAGGAAAGATTCGTCAACACTCACTTCTCTGATGTATATGAAGCAAACCAAAATAAGGAATGGAACTAATGTCTGATACTAATTCGACAGAATTACCTGACAATTTAATTGATCTAGGAAAATATCCACGTAATGATATTGAACTCATTACACGTGAATATATGCGTTGTGCATACCTAGAGACTCTTAATACATTTATTAAGGATTATTCTAGTTTAGATGACACTGATCAAGGTCGTCAGAATATTCTTACTACCTTGGAATCATTTGAACATACTATTGCTATACTAGATGGTAGTGAAGAGTTTCTTGAGGCCGTGCACTCTGGTGCGGATGCAGAAGAAGAGTCTGAAGATAAAGAGTTTGAACGATTCTAAGGAGGAATCTATGTTTAATTATGATAGTATAGTAAGTCAACTACGGGACAATGTCCTTCAGGTTACATTTAGTAAAGTCAACGGTGAGGAACGCATTATGCCTTGTACTCTCCAGAGTGACTATATGCCTGATCTGTCTGAGTCCAAAGTTGCAGTAGTGGATGAATTTTCAGTTAACAAATCTGTTGTACGTGCATTTGCAATTGACAAACAATCTTGGAGATCTTTCCGAGTTGATAATGTTAAAGCAATTGAGGTAATCAATGGATGAAAAAACCGAAGAGAACTTCTTAACCAAGAAATCTTTCTCTGCGATGATTGAGAGTTTCGTATTTCAACACAGGATGTCATACATGGATTCCATTGTACATCTCTGTGAGAAGAACGGATTAGAGTTGGAAGACATCAAGAAGTATCTGTCTCCAACTATCGTAGAACATCTAGAGAGTGAAGCACGTCAGTTGAATTTTCTGCCAAAGCAGAACACACTAGACGTATAAATAGTAATGCCCTTATGGGTAATCTCATACATTGTTTATATTTAAGTTTATATTTAAGGAAATATTATGTCTTTTGCAAATCTAAAGTCCAAATCTATGGACATTTCATCACTTGTCTCAGCTGCTACTCAAGCATCCGGACAAACTTCAAACACCAACAAATATCAAGACGATCGCAAGTGGAAACCTACCGTTGATGAACAAGGTAATGGTTACGCCGTGATTCGTTTTCTTCCTGCTACTGAAGGTCAAGACCTACCGTGGGTTCGATACTGGGACCACGCATTCAAGGGTCCAACCGGACAATGGTACATCGAACGTTCATTGACTACCCTAGGTCAGAATGACCCACTGGGTGAGTTGAACTCACGTCTGTGGAACTCAGGCATCGAAGAAGACAAAGAAACTGCACGTCGTCAGAAGCGTCGTCTACACTACGTTACTAACATACAAGTTATTAACGATCCTTCTAACCCTGCCAACAACGGTAAGACTTTCATCTATGAGTTCGGTAAGAAAATCTTTGATAAGATTATGGACCAGATGCAACCAGAATTCCCTGGTGAGACTCCGGTCAATCCTTTTGATTTCTGGGGTGGTGCGGACTTCGAACTGAAGATTCGTAACGTTGCTGGATACCGTAACTATGATAAGTCAGACTTCAAATCACCTTCTGCGCATTTAGGTTCAGATGAGACTAAACTTGAAGCAGTGTACAATACACTGTATGACTTAAACGAGTTTATCGTTCCTGATTATCCGAATGCACACGATGCTAAGTGGTTCAAGACTTACGATGAGTTGAAGCAGAAGTTGGAGACCGTACTAGGTCTTGCGACTGGTGCCGGTTCTACTATTAAGAACGAAGCACTTGCACAGACTGCTGAAGCAGCACCTATCCGTGAAGCATCAGAACCGACTGTAGTATCTGCTCCTTCTGTTGAGTCTGCTGCTCCAGTTTCTTCGGACGGTGACGACACACTATCATACTTCGCACAGATGGCTGCCGAAGACTAATTTATTAGTTTATAGTAGTGAAGAAAAGGGACTCGAAAGAGTCCCTTTTTTATGCGTATCCCCTAGTACCTTCAAATGGGTCTAATGGTGACGACACACCAGGCAAGACTGCCGTCTGTTGAGGTGCCGCTGGTGCGGATGTGGTACTGTTATCCTGAATAACGACATTAGATGCGGTTTGTGACCTTACTTCATTATCTCTTATACCATTACGAAGTTTTCTTATATTCCCTGAAGTGGATCTACCTTCTTCTGGCACTGCAACACTTATCTTTCGATTTCTAGTTTGTCTTACACTCTTATTAGTGTCTTTGGAATCACCATCATCAGAGAAAGGATTCAGACTTTTGATTCCTTCCACAATAAATTCCTTCATCTCTAAGAAAAAATTCGAGATAGTTTCTTTTATTTTCACATAGAGGTCGGTGAACATATTTCCCTCTTTACCATCAAAGAGTGACATAAGTGCTCTAAATGGCCACATAAGTCCATCGAAAATCATATCGGTGAAAGAGAACTCTGCAAGTTTTTCTTTAAACGCATCAAACCCAAATAGACCAGCAATCCACCCCACTGCCATTTTACCAAGGTCGAGTAGACCACCAACAAATCCGGAAATTATTCCACTTATCGCACCACTTATCGCACCAGTGATTTTTGCAAATATTCCACCTTCAGTTTCAGTGAATCCTTTAAATGCACCAATGAACCCATCTACAATAGTAAATAATGCAATTGTGATTGGTCCACCCAAGAACTTACCGACTCTCTTAAATATATCAAAGAATGGGCTGATAAAGGGTTTAAGTTTACTGAATATTCCAGCACCGTTTTTTGCTACCCCTGCGACTTCTTTTGCTCCTTTCGCCACTCCTGTAAATGAAGAGAACATATCCTTGAGGTTTTTTATCTGACCTTTCAATACCTTGCTCTTAGATGCTAATTCGGGTATCGTTTTCATTGCCTTAGTAAAGGAACTAACTCCTCTTGTAAGAGATACTAATATAGGGGTTAATCTACCAAAAACTTTAATTGTGTTTCCTTTTAAAAACTTACCGGAAGGGGCCTTCTTTGCGATATCATCAATAGCAGCAAAAATCTTTTTAAAGGGATCAATAATTTTATTGAAACCTTTTGTAAGAGGATCGAGTATTTTAGTGGTGAAAGTCTTTCTAAAAAGATTAATATTTTTATTGAAACCTTTTGTAAGAGGATCGAATATTTTAGTGGTGAATGAAGTTTTTAGATTAGTAAAAAAAGTAGAAATAGGTTTTGATATTGTCTTAGAAAATTTATCTGATAATACATTAAACCTAGTGAGTATACTCTTTCTCAAATTATCGATAGACTTCTTTAGTTCTACAGGAATAATATCATTAATAAACCTTACACTATCTTTGATGCCTTCAAAGAACCCAGTAACCAACCCAGTTATAGCAGCAAGAGTAGCCCCAATAGCACCCATGAATCCCAGACCAGAAAGACCTTTTCTAGCATCCGAAAATTTACCGACTCCTTTGGTCTCTGGGACCTCCTTTCTCTTCGCATCACGTTTCTCTTCTTCTCTATCACCTGAAGCAAGTTTCTGTGCTTTGAAGTAATCTGAGAAATGTTTGTTAATGCTTGCCAATTCTTTTAGTTGGGCATCATCTCTCTTCTTACTATCTTCCGATTGTTTACTAATCGTTTTGGTCAAGTCTGCTATTGTTACTTCTGCCATCGGTATTATCCGTTCTGTTGTCTTGTTCTTTCTTCCTCTTCTCTAAGATGTTCTTCTAGTAGTGCTAGATAAACCTCCCTCTCCCACGGCATCATATGTTCTATGTCATGCAATGAATAATTAAAATGTTGCATCAATGCAAAATTGGTCTTAAAGTGATTGACCAAGTTATCATGCGAGAGGCATACTAAAAAAAATCTTGGAGACCCTCCAGTGTTACGGTATTATCGTGACCGCACTCACAGGTAAAACTAACTTCCTTTTTCATTGATGGGATGCTCTTTAAGAATTCACCCACTAGTTCAAACTGTTGATTGGTCATCGAATCAATGAATCCGGTCAACTCTTCTTTGCTTACTTCATTTACGTTGAATCTTTCTTCTTCGGTCAAGATTGCGACCATGCAGTTTTCTAACATCTGAAAACCAAATTCTGACTCGGTGATACCTTCACGGAAGTTATCTACAAATCCATTGAATGCTGGATATTTCATCTCAATGGAGATGTCATCTGTGATTGGAATGATATTATCAATCTCAATCTTTTCTATTTCGATAGTCGATAGGTCGACCTGAGTTTCGGTACTCTTATCACATCCCTCTGCACTACACTTGAGTGAGAGGTTTGATATCTCACCAACAGATTTACTGCGAATCTGCGTAAACATATACTCAACGTCGAATGTCGATAGTTCACTTGATTTTACATTTTCGTTGACACAGGCAACGATAGTATCGACCATCGCTCTCATTGCTTGTTTCTGGTCTTGTGATTCGAAAGCAGATAGAAGAATCTTCTCTTCTTTGACCAAGTATGGTCTATATGTAACAACCTTTCCAGTTGATGGTATTTTCATCTCAAATTTGAGATTGTCATTCAGTTTTGGTAATGCCATGATTTATCCTATAATGTAACAATTATTAAATTAGTCCACCTAAATCTATATTAAATTTAGCATCTAAAAGACTTCGTTCATCTTTCACCACTTTCCATTTCGTGTATGACATTTGAACCGAGAACTCTACGAGTTGGTCTGCGTCATTGGAAAGTGTTATTGCACCCAATGTTGTTGGGAATGCATCTTCTAATTCCACTGAGTATATAGAGTTTCCTAACACATCGAAATCTATACTCAATGGTCCTAGGTCAACACCCAGTCTCATCTGAGGTTTGACCATTTGATATATTTTAACAGACCTTTGATACTGGTCTTTATAAGAAACGTTTCCGTGTTTTTCGTCGACCATCAACTTAGTCCATTCGTCGAAGTACTTCTTTACTCCATAGTCATTCAACATATAGAAAGACATAGTGATATCTTCGGTAGCAAATCCGTTGACGACCTTCTCGTTAAATACTCCTACGTTCCAGTCCAATGACATCATCTGTTTACTAGGCAAATCTACGGACTTACATAGGACATTTATCTCACGTCCATTCGTCTTTCCTGATAGAGGTGGTAGGGTAATAGCAAATTGATTTGCCATAGCCATACCATTTTTCTTGATGATCTTGCTTTTTAAATCTTCTATTCCAGACATCTATTATTCACCTATCATTTTCTTGGAGTCGTAGTAGACTTTCTTGGAGTTTGCTTTACGGAAGTCTGCGGTCGGCAGGAAGGTTGCGATCTCCCACTCAGGTGCAGGTACCATTGAGAACTTGCTCTGTACATGTTCGTTTAAGTAATGCTTGAAACATGGTTGGAAATACTTCAACTTACTACTCTTAACCAACAACTCATACGACATCTTGAATCGTGTAGAGTCATTGAACTTATTGTTACTTGTTATATCCATCAGTGCATCCAACATCTTTGCACGTAGTATGGGTGGAAGGTAGTGAAGGTTCAACCCATAGAACCCACCTTCTGCCGGACCCACTACAATGACCAATGGAAATGTATCATAGTACGGTAAAGTATCTTTGTGTTTTGGATCGTAGAAGAACATATACATGTTACCTACAATCTCTTGACCCGTCTGCTTCAACGGGTCTTCCTTCATCAATGCTTCACGCTTGATACTACGCATGTTCTTGATCTTCTTACGGAACCATTCACGTGACTCTTTAGTGCGAGGTGTAATACCAGCACGGAACGCTTGTAGTTCTAATCGTTGAAATATGTTAGACATGAACACTTCCGTTAAAATTCGTACTTCTATTTATACTCATTTTTTCTTCTTTCTGAACGGAGGTAGTTTTTTTAGTGGTTTTTTAGTGCGCATACGTTGCGTAGACTTGGGCATGATGCCCATTGCCGTGAGTTCGTTCTCTGTCCATATCTCGAAGTGGTACCCTCTATCCTTTGCATATTCGGATGCGGCCTTCCACTTGGACTGGTTCTTGACGTATGTCATACCCTCGTTCAATAGAGTGTTACGAGACTTGCCTTGTTTACGTTCAGGACGTAGGGTCTGCTTGTGGGGTTTGACCTCGACCAGTACAACACGACCAGACTTGTACTTGATAACGAAGTCCATGAAGTATCGGTGAGGTTTCTTATCGGTCTCACAGATGTACGGGATAACTAACTCTTCGGACATCCATTGTTCTATGTCTAAACTATCGTCACACCATTTCATAACATGTCGTTCCCAACCTGAACGATAGACGACATTATCTACATCCCCAACATACTTCTCTGGGTTCTTAGGTTTGTATCTACCTTTATATGTTTTCATTATGAATTTTATGTATAAATAGTCTCACAGTATTTATAAACATAGGTTAACCCCAATGGCAGAAGAAAAAGAACCAGAAGAGAAGGCACGAGACCTTAAAACGACTGAGTCTCTTTACTATCCTTTCAATAAGACTGAACGGTACGGTGCTTGCATAACGTTTCACCCTAAGATTATAGTTGCCCCTGAAGTTGACGGTGCATTGTCTCAAGAAGAACAATTGGCACAGGCTAATCGTAAATTTATAACTCGAAAGGATGAGTTGGAAAGGAATAAAGAAGATGGGGAAATAACCGAAGGTGAATATGAGGGTCTGCTTCAAAACCTAACTACCCAGTTCACATCTGCGACTGGTAGTGTGAATACAGGCCTTCTCCAGACCACCAAGACTGATTCTAATAGAAAGGTCAAGTTGTACCTACCCGTCGGATTATCTACTACTGATGGACTTACGTATAGTAATGTCGATATAGGTCCTATGGGTGCAACTGCTTTGAATCAATTGAAAGGTGGTTCTAGTCTAACCGGAATGGTCGGAAATGCTTTGGCAAACGGATTCAAGTCTGTCGGTGACTTGTTTGCAGGTGGTGGACTTGCAGGTAATGATTTGGGTAAACTCGCAGCTGTTCGTGCTGCACAGAGTACTCTAGGTAAGGCAATGCCCGAAGAGTTGAGAAATGCTGTAACTATTGCTGCTGGAGTGACAATCAATCCCAACACACGTGCTATGTTTAAGGGTGTGGCATTGAGAGAGTTCCAGTTTCAGTTCAAGTTTATACCTAGGTCTGAAGAAGAAGCAAAGGAAGTAGAAGCAATCATCTACAGATTCCGACACTTCGCATACCCAGAGAGTCTGGAGTTGACTAGTGGTGTTAGTGCTGGTTACAAGTACCCTAACATGTTTTCAATAAATCTTGACTACAACAATGGAGAGGGTGGTGAACCCATACCCATCGGTACTAAAATTAAAGACTGTTACCTGAAGTCAATCAGTACCAATTACAATTCGTCTTCTATGGCATACCATAAAGATGGTCGACCAGTAGAGTATGACCTAACATTGTCCTTCAGTGAAGACGTTGCACTCAACAGAAAAGATATCGAGGAAGGTTACTAATGGCATACTTTCAATCATTTCCTTCTGCACTATACAAGTACGGTGATGGGTCATCATTCACCTTCACCGAAAACTTGGCAGCATACGCAGAAGTATTTGACTCTATAAAGGACAACTCTGCGTTCTATCAGGATTACTATGTGAACATAGGTGAACGTCCAGACCATGCTGCATATGTGTTATATCAGAATCCTCAACTGCATTGGACGTTCTTCTTGATGAATCCTAAGTTAAGAGAACGTGGTTGGCCTGAATCACAGAGCAATGTGTTGAAGAAATCAAAGGAAGACTATCCTAACATCACACTAACCACACGTGATGAGATATTCAATACATTCTCTGTTGGTCAAGAGGTGACGGGTCAAATATCTATGGCAATGGGTGTTGTCGTCAAGAAGAATTTGGACTTGGGACAAGTCGTTATCAAAACAACTCTGGGTACCTTCGAGGTAGATGGAGAACAGGTCAACTCTACAGTGGGTGAGGACATTCATATAATGCAGACAGTATCTGCTGGTCCTGAACATCTATCTGCGAAATACTACATGGATAACAATGAACCTGTCAGTATCAACCCGTATGTAGGTCCAGACCCACTTCTTTCTGAAGTGACGTACTACGACCATTACATAGCAGAGAACGAAGAGTTGAAACAAATACGTGCACTCAAACCAGAGAATGTAAGATCGGTGACAAGAGCATTCAGAGATGCTATGGAGTCGTAATGTCATATAATGAGAATCGAACACCTTTCGAGTTTGAAAGTATCAAATTAGTTTCTAGTGAAGATGGGAGAACTCCGATTGAGTTAAAACTCATGGTATCTGACCTAGACATATTCGAACATCTGGACAAACCGTATCTGACAGGAGTGATGGCATTTCAAGATAATCGTAACATTATGAATGGTGCTGAAGTTCGTGGTGGTGATAAGATAGAGATCAAGATACGTAATACCTCAGATACCGTTCCCAGTTCATTTGTGGATAAAGTGTTTCGTATCGATAAGGTCATATCCGCTACTAGAATGGAACAGAACCAGAATGCCGAGAGTATCGTTCTTCACTTGGTGGAGAACCACTGGTACGAGTCCAATGCATATAATGTAAATAAATCGTATAGTGGGCAAGTCTCTGGTATTCTAAAGAAGATATCCTCAGAGTACGTAGGGGATAGAAAAATAGAGTCATCGAAAACCGACATACAGGGACTTAAAGTCATCGTTCCTAACCTAACACCTATCGAATCGATGTGTTGGTTGAAGAACAGAGCAACTACCAAAGACGGATATCCTTTATATCTGTACTCTACTCTCATCGACAATAAGTTACACTTCAAAGACTTGAAGACACTGATGTCCGAATCACCTTGGAACGAAAGCACTCCCCATTCATACATTGCCTCTAACCAAGGTTTGGGTGATGTTCAGATGCGAAGGACTATCAAGACATACGAACATAAGAACACCGATAACCTATTGACTCTTATTGATAAGGGGCTGGTTGGTGCCAAACATAAGAATTTTAATGTCACTAAAAAAGAAATGAGTGAAGTCGATTTCGATATACAAGAAGATGTTATCAAAACATTGACCACTGATGGTATATCCAAGAAGAAACCATTCTACCCAAAGGAACTCAAGGTCAATGGAACTCTCTTGAATACGATAGAGAGTCGAGTGACTACTCAGGTAACATCGACATCAGCATATGATGGTAAGAATAGTTATAACCAATCTAATACGACGGGTGACTATAGGAGAGATGTAATAAGTCGAACCGTGTTGGAGTTGATAAAACATTCACCTATGACGGTAACAGTGAACGGATTTGATTTTGCTAACGAGTTGCAGAACACCATAGGTAGTGTTATGCGAATAGCATTCTTGCTGACCAGTTTCACACAATCTACAACTAAGACCTTTGACCCGAAGAGGTCAGGGGACTACTTGGTTTATTCTGCGAAACATTCCTTTAAGTATGAGGGATATGACGTTTCTCTATCATGCATAAAATTAAATAATGATGAATTTAAGGCAAATATAGATGATACCAAATAATTTTATTGAATTCTACGGTGACCAGACTCGTTGGTTTCTAGGTGAAGTTGTTAATGTAAAGGACGACCCTGAGAAACTAGGTAGAGTCAAGGTTAGAGTTTTCGGGGTTTACGATGATGTTAAAGAAGACGACCTACCTTGGGCCCAAATAGTTGTACCCGTTACTACAGGTATCCATGAAGGTAAAGGGCAGAACCTAGGTATACTTGTGGGTGCACAAGTGTTTGGTATGTTCTTGGATGGTCAGAACTCTCAGTTGCCTATGGTTATTGGTACTGTACCCAAAGAAAACGACACTGGAAAAGTGGATACCAAAACAAAAAAACCCATCACAGAACCCGATACAAACTCCAAAGCACTAGAGAACTATCCCCATAATAAGGTTTATGAAACAGAGAGTGGTCACTACAAAGAGTATGATGATACGCCTGGTGCTGAACGGATTAAAGAATCACACAAGTCGGGTACGTACTACGAGATAGACAAAGACGGTAACATGACGATTGATACTACTGAATCTGGGGCTAGAACTATAACAATCAAGTCCTCCGGTGAAATCAATGTCACCGCACCTGTCGTTAATGTGAACGGTGATGTGGTCAAACTAAACTCATGATGACGGAACTTCCATGTTCTGGTACAACTCTACCTACTAAGGCCGAGTTCGTTCAG